ATCTACTAGGAATTCTAGATCGAATTGTTGATCCAATAAGATAAACCATCTGACGTGATTGCCAAACGCACCGATCGGAGCACCAACCCCAAATTTAGGTCTGACTATTTGATCTTTTAATGTTAGACTCATTGTGCTTGATTATCCATATACTGTTTAATGTTATTGCCATGTAAGGCTATCATCATAGCTTCACGATCATCAAACACATGTATGACCTTGACATTGTGTATGTAATAAGGACTCTTAAAATATTTTTCTAACAGCAACATGGTACGAGGCAGAATAGCTTCTGTACAGGTAAATTTCCAGTTCTGTATTTCTTTATTTTGTAACAACATATTAAATGCTGGCCTAGTTAAACGTAGACTGTCTGGGTTAGTGGGATTGAACCACCAGCTAGCAGGACTGTCAAATCGTTGGTAGCGTATTCCAAGTTTAGCATCAGACGTAAATGGATTTAGTTTATGCTCTTGGAACTTTTTCTGCCAGACGTTCTGTAAACTATCAGCAGTGCGTGCCATGATCTAAGGATAAATCGGATCACCAGCTTTAAGCAACACCACTGAGAACTTGTCAGTTTTAAATAAAGTGTTTAGCTTTTTGGCTAGATTGATAGCATGCCCGGGATTACTAAATGATACTTTTTTATATTTAGGTCCAGGATAAGCAACTAAGATATTCTGAGTTTTTAGGTTGATGGGTTGATTATCGTAAAATACAGCCCAGATACCCTCACTGCTCAGAATCTGATCGCTTTTATACGTTGTTTTGTTGACGTGCTCTAATAGCACTGTTGGTTTTGGTCTTGACATAATATATGTATTCCTACATATTATTTATGCCATTAACTACATATATAATTAGAAATTTCCACCGTCAAAGTCAACCGTTATTTGGGTGTCTGCGACCTCGTCTTTTTTGACCTTGGTTAATTCAGCTATTTGTAGTAATAGATCAAATATATCTGCTTGAAGTTGGCGTGCTTCAGCAGCTGACAAATTTAACTCGCGAGAGTTAGTTTGATTCATTACCTTGACGCGATCATTAAACTTCTTCAGATGCAGGCTTAATTGTTGTTCCAAATAGTGCTCCATTTGCGATCCTTAGGCGTTCTTGCATCTCCTCTAGCGTGTCATATGGACCAGCATAGGGATAGCGATTAAGTGTGATTAATTTAGGGCAATAACTTTTTACCCAACCATTGTTGAATTTGACGATGTAGTAGCCAGCGCAGAAGAAACTCTTGCTTTTACTGCCTTTGGTATAGATAGGCAACTTGTGTTTGACATCCCATAAGATGTTGTTGGGTTTATGTTCACATGGGAAACCATAGACGCTGTTGGCTTCTGTGATGATACGTTTAGGTGGTGCTTTGTCTACTACGATGTTATACTTGTCGCTGCATAACTTCAAGCTGGCAAACTGCTCACGTTTATTTTCATGAGAGTAAACCACACCTTTGGGATTGGTCATGATAGTACCAATCTTGAGCCCATCAAGTTCAACTATCCAACATTTATTTTTAACGACAGCTTTAGCTAGCAGTGACATAATATATGATTCCAATGTAAGTGAGATAGTGTAGAGCTTGATCTAAACCTAACCAAACCCAAAACTGTCTATCTGCTGTGGTTAACCCACGATTAAGTTGTTGCTTAAAATAGTCAATGTGATAGTGTAAGACAAAATCCGCCAGCGGAAGTGCGATCAAATCGCTGGGACTGTGTATAAAAGGTACTAAGATCAAGAATGTCCATGAAGCATGTGTGGCCGCATGATGGACGCCACCTTCTGCAAGATACGTGCCTTTGTCACGTAGCATATAATCAAACTGCATCAAGAAATCAGCGATGAAATGCTTGATACCAAACAGTGCTAGTAAGATGAATACAGTTGTGTTCATCGATAATATACGCTACGACTCTTAGGAGTCTCCCACCAATCAATGTGATCCACGGTAACGTTAAGTTTCTTCATCTTAACATCAACTAGTTCAGCCATCCAAGCTGATAAGTTTTCACTAGTTGGAACAAAATCTACAATCATGAATCCTTCATAGTATTCATATTCTGGAGTATTAACATCAAGCCCAGAAAGGTCAAGGTGCCAACCAGCAACATAGTCAGTGTTAGGAACAAGTACAGGCACAAGCTCACGTTCACCAATAATTTTGTCATATAAAGGGTCATTCCTATCTATAATAAATTGATGATCAATATAAGTATTGATCCATTGCTTTAACCATTCGAGATGTCTAAAGTCAGTTACCATGCCAGTAGCATCTAAATTACCATCTTGGCTCTTTAGATATACCTGCATCTTACCTTCATGACCATGTAGGTGACGGCAAGCACACTTCAAGTCTGCCGCATATTCACCATTTAGTTTCTGTGTCCAAACTCTGTGTCCATAACAGAATTCAAAAGTTTTATCAATTATATGTGCCATTTATTTCTTTTCCTCAATGTAATGTTTACTCCAATCATACTGTGTTTCTTGATGTCGAGTGTCTTGATAGTGTGTGGGACCATTGTAATAGTCTAAACCAAAATGACGTCTTATATTCTTCTGATCACCTTGGCTACCACAAATGTCAGCACAACGTTCACCAACTAGACGATAGAAATGTTCGAGATTATCTGTTACAGGTAATCCTGCTTTTTCTGCTAGTTTTTCTAATTCTTTAGTCATACTATATTATATTTAGGTTTTTGGTAAATGTCAAATATTTTTTGCACTGTCTAATATACTTTCTAATTGGGCCTGCCGTTCTAGCAGTTTGAAAAACAATGCTAGGGTATTGGCCGCATCAACATCCGCTCTATGTGCTTTACCTTTGAAATGCAGTTTGAAATAACCCATGGCTGACGCCAAACCTCCACTGGGTGCCTTACCACGTGTTAGCATCAAGTAAGTGTACCAGGTCTTGACATCGATCCAACGACGGCCAAAATGCGGAAAATCAGCATGGTTTTTGCTGAATTCTGACAATAATTCCACACTATCGCCTCCACCCCAAGTCACTGGATTGACGAAGGTATTATGCTCTTTGATCAGTTCACTGAGCTCACGGGCAACATATTCATGGCTATAACTTTCGGCACGTATGTCTGCATCAGTTATACCTGTTAGGTCATTGATGAATTCGCTGATAGGTTCTTGTGGATCTATGAACCATTTGCGTACTATATAGTTTTCAAAGCGTGTGCTCTTGTTACCTATGGCAACACCAACTTGTATTATTTTACCACTAGGTTGGTTAAGCTCTAGATCAAGAGCTAGGAAATTACTGTCAGCTATCATTGATTAATTCTGTCTTTCCATAGCCTCGGATATCATACAGACATTACATAATCCATACCATCTATTTTGTAATGGGGCACGACATTTGGTACACATTCCCTGCATAGGTGTGTAGGTCATTTTAGGTCCTTTCTGGGTAGCCAGCAGTCAGCCATTCAGCCATGGTGCTAGCATTTTCACTGAGTTTAACGAGATCATACTTGCCACAAAACTTTAAGAACTGTGCACCAACCATTGGTTGGTTTTTAGGTACTTGGGCATTGGCAATCGTTTCTGCTATCTTAACCTTTATGTCATCTGGTTGAGCTGTCAGATCAACTAAGGTACGATTGCGTTCATAGTCATCTAATACACGATGTTCTAGGCCATTATGGTCAACCCAACGCTGTAGCATGAGATTGTTCCAATTATAGCCTTTGGTCATACGGTCAGCGAATGCTTCTTCTAAGCCAACCTTGTTCTTACTACCTTTGGTGCGCACGCCTGGAAATGCGGAAAATATATTGTCTGTAGGATCACCACGCATACACTTTTCAAAAAGTATAAACTTAGGATCTGGAATCTTCTTAGGTTCTTTGGTCTTTTTATCTATGACAGGTTTACCTTTCTTGTCAAAGATACCCTGTAAGGTATGGAGCTCATCGCTGATACCATTGTATTGTACTACATTGTAGTCTAGTAATTGGTAAAAGTCAGTATCGCTACTTACTACAGTATGATGATCATCTGGGTGACTGGCTATCCAGCCAGCTATCAAATCATCTGCTTCTAGTTCTGGGTGTTGTAAGACTGTGCAGTTGGTCTTTTCTGCTATAAAAGTCTTTAGAGTGTCAAAAGTTTCCCAGAATAGTCGATCTTCTTCTTGTTCACTTTCTGTCAATGCGGCACGGGCAACACTGCGATTCTTTTTATAAGGCTCGTAAAAGTCCTTGCGCCAGCTACGTCCTTCTAAACAGAATATCACATGATCAGCCTTTTGATCACGGAATGCTTTGTTCACTGAAGCTAGGGTTACGTGGATAGCAAAACCCAGCTTATCCCAAGTGTCGCTTTGACGATGTGCTGAATGTCTTGCTCTGAAAAATGTGTTGGCTGTGTCTACTAATAGATATCTCATTTAACAATTATACTTTCATTCAGTATATTTGTCAAGTGAGGATCCAAAAACTCAGCCCAAGCTCTATGAGCATCAGGACCAAAATGATAGCTATTTGGATTAACTGTTTGAAATCCTTGGGATTTCAACCAATAATAGTATGTTCCGTCGTGGTTATATGGATCTATGTATGAATTCGCCCAATCTCTACGATCGATAGTGTCGTGGTTAAAAGCGGAAAAAGTATTGAAAAACAAGTGTGGAATCTTTTGATCCTGTAGTTCTAGATGTAGATCAAATATTTGGTTATGCCAATGGACTGCTTTATTATTGACATCAGTGTTTAGTACCCACTGTTTATAGTAGTCCTGCACAGCTGGTGGCCAATCACGACCTACGCCACCTGCACTGAATTGATAGTAAGTGCCTTCATAGAGATATTCAACTCGTTCCCAAGTGGACCACCCAATTAGTATACCTAGTGGTTTTTGTTTTTCTCTGAGATATTCTTTGGTAGTGCGTAAGATGCGTTCATTGCTAGCCCCACTTTCTGCAGCACAGTCTAACAGCACACCTTGAGAATTAGCTAGCAGAGTAGCATAGCTGACATATAGATTGTCAGGGTGAGGTTGGCGACCTAGACCACGATATAGTTCGTCGTCTTCCGCAAAACAATGATGATTGACAGCTTCAGCACCCGCTGTATGGCTATCACCATTGACATAGAGGATCAACTTATTTCCGTTCTGCCGTTACCTAGATCACGGCGTGTTACACGATTACTTGGATCTGCTTGTTCTTGTTCATAGTTTTCCATGACTACATTTGAACACACAGCACGGAACCAATTATCAACTATGTCTTGATCTGTACGGCCTTGATAACCAGCTTTGATAAGACGAGCAACAAATATATCGTTCCAATCTAATTCAAAAGCACCTTGGCTGGGATTAGCTGTATCGATCTCCATGCTTAATACAGTTACCCAAGGCTCATTTTTCAGTGTAGCCGCATCCTTTGGATTTTTAGGATCAAGTTTTGGTTTAGCTGATGCTTTAGGTGTTTTAGCGACTGTGGGTTTTTTCTTATCGTTGACCTTTGGTTTAGCTTTAGCCTTTGGTTTTTCTTGTTTTAATATTTTTTTGAATTTATCTAACATAATTAGTCCTTAAATAAATCTAACTTTTCCCATGGTAAGTCAGCCTTACCAAAGTGTCCATAGTTAGTTGTTTGGCTGTATATCGGACGGAACAGCTCAAATCTATTTATGATGCCCTGTGGTGTTAGGTCAACATTTTCTCGTATCCATGCAGTGATGGCATTATCAAACTCAATACCCTTATCAGTCTTGACAAACAAACTGGTAGGTTCTTTAACACCGATAGCATAACTGATTTGTACAGTGGCTTTATGTGCACCTCGACTGGCTACGATATTCTTAGCTAGATACCTAGCCATATAAGCAGCACTACGATCAACTTTAGTAGGATCTTTGCCGCTAAAAGCACCACCGCCATGAGGACTATAGCCACCATAAGTGTCAACAATAATCTTACGCCCAGTAAGACCAGTGTCACCATCAGGCCCACCAATAACAAACCGACCAGTAGGATTAATAAGGAACTCAGTAGCATCATCGATTAACTCCTCAGGTAATAAATCTTTAATATAAGCTTCAACAGCTAATCGAACTTCACTGATGTCCATATCAGCTGAGTGTTGTGTTGAACAGACTATCTTGGCAATACGACTAACTGTGCCATCGTCATTATATTCCATCGTAACTTGACTCTTAGCATCAGGACCTAACCAAGTAGCACCATTCTTGCGGCGCAGTGTTAGTTCTTTAACAATCTTATGACTGTAGTAGATAGCACTTGGCATCAAATCCGGTGTTTCATTGATAGCGTAACCAAACATCAGACCTTGGTCACCCGCACCAAACGTATCAGTGCCTAGGGCGATGTCTGCTGATTGTCCATGCATGTAGTTGTCGATCTTGACAGTAGACCAATTGAATCCATCTTGCTCGTAGCCAATATCACGGATGACACGACGCACAGCCGTTTCAACTTCTAGGTGATTGTAAATGCCTTTGTATTCACCAGCTAGGACGACTTGATTGGTGGTTACCAGTGTTTCACAGGCACAACGATATGCGGGATTTTCTTCACGCATCATCAGATCTAATACTGCATCACTGATAGCATCTG